CGATTGGGACGAGGAACTCCTCGCGATGGAACTCGGCGATTTGTCGAAGATGGGTTTCGATCTGGCAGCGACCGGATTCGACGCGGACGAGCTCTCGGCGCTCCTCGACATTTCGAACGGGGGTCTGCTCCCGGACGCCGAAGAGGATGCGGTCCCGGAAACGCCGTCGAAGGTCACATCGTTCCCCGGCGAACTGATCACTCTCGGAAAGCACCGGCTGATCTGCGGCGATTCCACTGATCCGTTCGTCATCGAAAAACTTTTCGCCGGCGCGAAGGCGGACGCCGTGTTCACCGATCCGCCGTACAACGTGGACTACGAAGGCGGCGCCGGGAAAATAAAAAACGACAACATGGAGGACTCGAAGTTCCGCGCCTTCCTGCTCCGCTCGTTCGCCGTGATGTTCCGCGTGGTGAAGAACGGATGCGCGGTCTACGTTTGCCACGCCGACACGGAGGGACTGAATTTTCGCGGCGCGTTCATCGAGGCGGGGTTCAAACTCTCCGGCTGTCTGATCTGGTGCAAGGACGCGATGGTCCTCGGGCGCTCGGACTACCAGTGGCAGCACGAGCCGATTCTCTACGGATGGAAGCCGGACGCTCCGCACAAGTGGTACGGCGACCGGAAGTCCACGACCATCGCGGAGTTCATGCTCGAGGCTCCGCTCACGCAAGTGGAGCCCGGTCTCTACCGGCTCCGCCTCGGCGATCAGTGGTACCAGATCCGTGGCGAGAAACTCTCCGTGGAGGAACTCGAGACGACCGTGGTGCGCGTCCCACGGCCGAAGAGGAACGAGGACCATCCGACGATGAAGCCGGTCGCGCTCATCGAGAAAATGCTCCGCAACTCGACGAAGAAAAACGACCTCGTGTTCGATCCGTTCGGCGGCTCCGGCTCGACGCTGATCACCTGCGAGAAGCTCGGGCGCACGGCTTATCTCTGCGAAATAGAACCGAAGTTCGTTGACGTGATCGTTCTCCGTTGGGAGCAGGCAACAGGAAAGAAGGCTCGCCGTGTCGGGCAATCGTAAACCACAGACGTTTCGCCGGTGCGAATGGTGCAAGTCTCTATTCGGTCCGCTCTCCCACCTGAGCGTTCGATTCTGCTCGAAGACCTGCGCCGATCTCGCTAAGGTGAAATCCATCGTTCGGAAGCGCCGAACGATCAAGCTCGCGCGCCGCGCCCACCGCGCGCTCGCATACGCGATTGAGACGGGAAGAGTAGTAAGGCCGAAGCGGTGCGAGGCTTGCGGAAAGCGCCGCCGGATCGAAGGCGCTCACCGCGACTACAGATTTCCATTGAAGGTGCGCTGGCTCTGCAGGCCGTGCCACGTTCGGTGGGACCGCAAATTTCCAAAACGAGTTACCTATGTCGTTTTGGTCAGGAGGAAAGATGTTCCGACTCACCACGAAGGACGGCTCTCACGTCGCTGACGTGAACGTCCCCCCATTCAAAACCAACCCGGACGTGCTCGTTTGGGGCGACCGGGTTTTCCAGTTCCACGGGGAGATTGTTGTCCCCGACGATCCATGCACGGCGTCGTATCGCGAAGCATTCTGCTTCTACGTCCCGATCCCGATGCCGGAACGCGAAGGCTCTCGGGCGTTTCACAAACCCGAGGACGCCGAGGCGGACAAAGAGTGAGGCTCGCCGGGGAGAGTCGCGTGGCTCTCCCCGGTCTCACCGCAGGCTCCTATGCCCACTGTCGACGTCACGAAGGTCGCATCGTTCCTGAATCTTGACGAGCGCCGCATCCAGCAACTCGTGAAGGAGGGAATGCCGCGCGAGGCGCGTGGCCAGTACGATCCGATCAAATGCGCGGGATGGTACATCCGATATCTACAGAACGCGCTAGAAAAGAAAGCGGTCCCCACTCTCGACGGCGGTTTCGTCGGAGAGCGCGAGGAACGCGTGCGTCTGCTCCGCGCTGACGCCGATCTGCGAGAAATGGAACTCGCGAAGGAGCGCGGTCTGCTCGTAGCGCTCCCGGACGTAGAACGAACCCTTTCTGATCTCGTGCAAACCACGAAGGCGCGCATCCTCGCGATCCCGCCGCGGCTGGCGCCGGAACTCGTGGGCGAAACACAGCGCACGATGATTCAGGCCAAGCTGGAAAGAGCGTGCGTGGAGGCGCTCGCGTACCTCGCGAAAGTAGTTCCCGAAAATGCAAATAGTCCAATCACACCCGAGCGCGCTCAGTAACCTCTCCGCGATCCGCGCGCGCGCGCTCGCTCTCTTCGAGCCGCCGCCGGACATCACGATCTCCGAGTGGGCGATCAACAATCGCGTCCTTCCGAAGGGCACGACCTCTCGTCCTGGTCCGTTCAAGCCTGAACGATTCCAAATCGAAATGATGAACGTCATTCTCGATCCCGACGTCCACGAGGTGGTGATCCAGAAGAGCACGCAGGTGGGCTACTCCGACGCCGTGCTGAACAACATTTGCGGCTACTTCATCGACGCCGATCCGAAGCCGATCATGCTCGTGCAGCCGACCATCGACAACGCGAAGGACTACGGGAAAAAACGGATCACGCCGATGATTGAGAACTGTCCGGCGCTCCGGGAAAAAATCAAACCGCCGACCTCGCGTCGCGCGGGAAACACTCTCGCGCTGAAAGAGTTCCCCGGCGGATTCCTGAAACTCACCGGCGCGAACTCGGGCGCGGGTCTCCGCTCCGATCCTGTCCCCGTGGTGCTGTTCGACGAGGTGGACGGTTATCCGCTCGACGTCGATGGAGAAGGCGATCCCATCGCAATCGGCACGCGACGCACGGACGGGTTCGCCGATTGGAAAATCGTCAAAGGCTCGACGCCGGCCAAGCCGAAAGGGATCAGCGCGATCGAGAGGGATTTTCTCCGCAGCGACATGCGGCGCTTCCACGTCCCATGTCCGTTCTGCGGTCACCGCCAGCCTCTGCGGTGGAGCGAGTTCATCGATCCGAAAAACCCGGAAGCCGGCAAGCGCTACCGCCTGGTCTACTCCGTGGATTCGGACGATCTCGTGGACGCGAACTCCGTCGCCTACCTCTGTGCCGGTTGCCAGAAGAAAATCCCCGAGCGCTACAAGCAGCAGATGCTGAACACCGGATCGTGGGTCGCGGAGTTCCCCGAGCGCCCGGTGGTGGGGTTCCACATCAACGCGCTCTACTCGCCGTGGCGGGAAAACTGGGCGGCGCTCGCGCAGGAGTGGCACGAGGCGAACAAGGAAAACAACCCGGAGAAACTGAAGGCGTTCATCAATCTACGGCTCGGCGAGACGTGGGAAGAGCAGGGCGACTCCGTCGAAGCGGTCACTCTGAAATCGCGGCTCGAAAGTTATCAGGCGGAGGTCCCCGCCGGCGTTGGGATTCTCACCGCGGCGGTGGACGTCCAATCGGACCGCCTCGAGTGCGTGGTGAAGGGATGGGGCGACAAAGAGGAATCGTGGCTCATCGCCTACCAGCAAATCTTCGGCGATCCCGGTCAGGAAGCCGTGTGGATTGATCTCGACGGCTTTCTCGCGACGACCTGGGAGACCGCGTCCGGGCGTCAGGTGAAGGTCTCCTCGACGATGATTGACTCCGGCGGTCTGCACACCGACTCCGTCTATCGCTACGTTCGCGCGCGCCAGCACCGACGCGTGTTCGCTCTCAAAGGCTCCAGCGAATCGGGGAAGGAAATCCTCGGCAAGGTTTCGACCAACAACAAGTACCGCGTGCGTCTCTTCATCGTGGGCGTCGACACGGCGAAGGACCGGATTTTCGCGCGCATGAAAATTCCCGCCGCCGGTCCCGGCTACATGCACCTGCCCGACTTCGCCGAGGACGAATATCTCGCGCAGCTGACGTCCGAGAAGGCGGTCCGCCGGTACCGCCGCGGCAAGGGCACGATCCGCGAATACATAAAAACGCGCGCCAGGAATGAAGCGCTCGACCTCGAGGTCTACAACCTCGCGGCTCTCTACGTCCTCGGGCAGCAGACTCTCCGGCGGCTCGGGGAACTGGCGAAGGCTCTCGGGGAGCCACCGGAGGGCGAGCCGGGGCCAAAGGGCGGCGCTGGCGGGTCACAGGGCGGTCCCGGTGGGGTCACCCGGCGGCGTGGCGGCGGCTCCTCGTGGGTTCAGGGCTGGTAGCCACTATCGCCTCAGATTCGCCTTAATCGTTTGGAACGTCTGACGTGTCTGATGAGAGAAAGAACTGTACTTTCTCTGAGGACAGAGCGAACCTCGTAATCGTAGTAAGTGCTCACTTCGATTCTGGAGGGATGGAAATGAAGTACATGCTCGAAATTGAAATGGCTCAGATGAACCTCACGCTCGGCGTGGCGGTGGATTGCTTCTCCGGGAAGGGCATCGAGCAGCTGGCGGCGGAAGTCCGGGCCATCGATCCCGACCACAAAGAATTCTGGCGCATCCAGACCGGCTGCAACGGCGGCGTCGCTGAAGTCCTCGACGTGACGGTCCCTCTCGCGCGCAAGGTCGTAGATGCCATCCGCGAATATGTCGGTCGCGAGAAGTCCCGCATCGCTGCTCGCCGCGTGTTAAACGAGCCAGCCGGTTATCGGTCACGGAGCGCGCGGTGAAATTGCTCGCCGCCATTGTCGCTCTCGCTTTCCTCGCGCCGAGCCGGGACTTTGTTTCCGAACTCCGGGCGAAGGAAGGAAAGTCCTACTCGGACTTCACCTGCTCCGCGCTGATCACTCGCTCCGCTCACCGGGGCGAGTGCAAGGCAGCTGAGATGTGGAACGGATGCGGCGGCGCTCTCGCGGTGGTGGACGAAGTCCCCGCGTGGCGCGATCTCCGCGATCTCAAGCCGGGAGACGTCCTCGTGGTGGGCGGAACTCACGTCGCGGCGTATCTCGGCGGCGGCGAGTTCATCGATTCAACCCCGGAGCGCGGCGTCTCGCGCTTCACGTCTTTCAACTCAAACGATCCGTGGTATTCGAAGCGCGTTCGCGTGCTTCGCTGGAGATAACGAAATGCAAATCGAAACCAATCAGTACGAGTTCGCTCACGGAAAGAAGCCGCGCGGCATGGGGTATTGGGCATTCGTATTCAGCGTCCCCGCTTCCATCGCCGGTGGTGCCAGCCGCCTCACTGAATTCGCTCCGTCGACCATGTCCTACGCCGAAGCGAAAAAATGGGCGCAGGCTCGCGCTCGCGATTTGAAGGCGGCGCGCGTGGAGGTGGGATCGTGATCACCAATCGCCAGTGGCTCGCTTTCTCGCTGGAGCGCCGAACGGAAAAATTCGCGACTGGTCTCTATACCATCATCCCGTCGAACGACTTCGGAATCGTCCCCGGCTACTATCGGGACGAGGACCTCATGCTTGTGCTCCGCGAGCGCCGTCGCGAGAGCGCGGTGGTGAACTTCATTCTGGAAATGGCGGACGCTTACGCGCCCGAACAAAAGGAGGCTCTGTGCCAAAGCGAAAGCAATCCAGCGACCGCCGGTCGCCGCAAGACACCACGATCCTAGCGCCCGACTCCGTGCGCCGCGATCTGAAGGTCATCGCGGCTCTCACCGGCTCGACGATGAAGGAAGTCCTCGAACGGTTAGTGACGGCGGAACTTCGCAAGGTGAACGCATGAACTGGGACGGCGTGGTGTTCGTCCTCGCGTTCTGCGCTCTGATCTACTTCGGGCACGGCGCGATTCGCGCGGCGTGCTCTCCAGAATTCAAACGCGATCTCGAACGGCTCCGCGAACAACGGCGGCGCAGAAAGGCGGCGAAGCGATGAAATTCTTCAGCGTCTACGCGTTTTTCCCGGAGATTCGTCCCGCGCATCGCGCGTGGGAATCCTGCACGGTGAAGGCGTCGACTCTCTCGGCGGCTGTCTCTCGCGGGTTGCGGACGATCCGTCCGCGCCTCAAGGGGAAGCGGATCACCGAGGCACGGATCACCGTAAAAATGTTTGACGGCAAGCAATCGGCTGAATCAGACTAGTCTTACTCCCTTCCGAGCGCTCTTTCCACGGCGGCTCCCGGTCCCCCGACCGGGAGCCATTTTTGTGTTTCCTTCGTCGTACTCCTTTGGTGTCTGAGTAAGTCTCTTGTACGTGTGCCCACCGCTTTTTTCATACCCTTCCCAAAATGGCTCCGATCATCCCCGACGTCGTGCCGTCGCACTTCCCTGCGGGAACTACGGTGCATTTCACGCGCACGCTCGACGATTTTTCTCCGGCGGACGGTTGGGCCTACACGATCTACCTCAACGGTCTCACTCAGAAATTCAACAAAGCCGCGACCACTCCTGATGGAATCTTCGACATCGTTTTTCTCCCCGCAGACACCGCCGGTCTCACGCCTGGTCCTTACCGCTACGCCGAACGGCTTACGAGAGGAACCGACGAGGTGTTCGACATCGCCGGCGATGAGCTCGTGATCAACATCGAGCCGAACGCCGCAACCGCCGCCGCAGGCTCGTTCAACACTTGGGAGGAGCGGACTCTCGTGGTGGTGGAGGCCGCGCTTTCCGGTCGCCTCACCAGCGACATCGCTTCTTACCAAGTGGCGGGGCGCGCTGTGAACAAAATCCCGATCGAGGACTTGCGGCGCATTCGCGGTGAACTCCGCGCCGCGATCTGGCGGCAGAATCATCCCGGTCGCCTCGGGGTTCCCTACGAAGTTCAGTTCGCACCAGATCCCGACTCTGCTGAATTCCCACCGACGTGGCAGGACGTCACGGGGCTGCAAAATTGAAACGCAATTTTCTCCGTCGCGCCGCGGCATGGATCACCGGGACTCGGACAGTCACCGTTTTTCAGGGCGCGCAGGGCGGACGCCTCACGCTGGATTGGATTGCTTCGATCCTTTCGGCGGATCAGGAGATCAAAGGCAATCTCCGCCTGCTCCGCGCGCGCGCGCGCGAACTCTCGCGCAACAATCCCGTCGCGAAGTCCTACCTCAAACTGCTCGTTGCGAACGTGCTCGGCGAGAAGGGCATCGGCTACAAGCCGCAGGTTCGAAACAACGACGAGAGCCTCAACTCGGCGTTCAACACGAAAATCGAAAAGGCGTGGACCGAGTGGGCGAAAAAAGGAAACTGCACCGTAGACGGGAAGCTCTCGCTCCGCGCCGTGCAGAACCTCGTGCTGAAAACTCTCGCGACGGACGGCGAGATTTTTCTCCGCCGCATCCGTGGTTTCTCCGGGAACAAGTTTCGCTACGCGCTGCAGCTGATCGATCCCGATCAGGTCGACCATCTCTACACGCGCGCGGCGTCGAAGCAGGAGAACGAAGTCCGCATGGGAATCGAGGTAGACGAGTGGGGACGTCCGGTCGCCTACTTCATCAACCGGCAGCATCCGTCCGACCTCGGCGGCTCTCTCGTCAAGGAGAGAATTCCGGCGGATCAGGTCCTGCATCTCTACGATCCCGAGCGCGTTCAGCAGACTCGCGGGATCACATGGTTTCACCCGTGCATGCTCGAACTCCGCATGCTCGGCGGCTACGTTGAGGCGGAACTCGTCGCTGCGCGCACCGGCGCCGCGAAGATGGGTTTCCTGAAGTACACCGATGCGTCCGCCTATGAGCAGCCGAACGATGACGCCGCGTCCACGGGCCGCTATCGCATCGAGGCGCAGCCGGGTGTGATCGAAACGCTCCCGCCAGGTATGGACTTCACCGCGTGGAACGTCGACCATCCCGGAAATGCTTTCCCGACGTTCGTGAAGGCGATGCTCCGTTTTATTTCGAGTTCGCTCGGCGTTTCCTACAACGCGCTCGCGTCTGATCTGGAGGGCGTGAACTATTCGAGCATGCGGTCCGGTCTGCTGATCGAACGCGACCAGTGGAAGATGCTCCAGTCGCTTCTGAAGGAGCAGCTGCTCCAACCGATCTTCGAGGACTGGCTCTCTCTCGCGCTGCTCTCCGGCGCTCTCGTTCTCGACTCGCGCGATCCGAGCCGTTTCCTCGAGGGGAAGTGGGAGCCGCGCGGGTGGGTTTGGGTCGATCCGCTCAAGGACGTGCAGGCGGGAATCCTCGGCATTGGCGCGGGACTCACATCCCGCGACGCTCTCATTTCGGATCAGGGCGGCGATGTCGAGGAAGTTCTGGAGCAACTCTCGGAGGAGAAAAAACTCGCCGAGGAGTTCGACATCGACATCAGCATCGGCGCGAAAGCGCCCACGGTCGACAAGGGTCCGAAGGATGCCGTGGGCGACGGAAGCGAATCCGAGGGCGACGCTGCTAGTGGCGGCGGAGAGAAATCTGCGGCCGCAGCTGGCCGCCTGATCAGTCTCGGGAGGGGCAAATGACAACGACCGTTGAGAAGAAAAGAAAACTCGGAGACGATCCGCTCCCGATGTTGATGCGGGAGTTCGCGGTTCTGGAGATGGTCCCGGTCGCCAAGCGCGAGAAAAAAGTTTTGTCGCCGGAGGAAGTCGCGGCACGCGCGCTTCGCAAGGCGGAGCACGAGAGGAAGAAAGCCGCCGGCGAAACGGACGACGACTACGACGAGACCGAAGAGAACGCCGCCGACAATGGCGACGAGGCGAAGGGTCGCGACGAGGACCGCTTCGCGATCTCCATCTCTTCGGAATATCCGGTGGAGCGCTGGTTCGGGAAGGAAATCCTCGACCACTCGAAAGAAGCCGTCGACCTCTCCCGCGCGAAACTCGGCTTGAGTTTTCTCGACTCGCACGACGCAAAGTCGGTGATCGGGATCGTCGAAAAGGTGAAGGTGGGCGACGACAAAAAACTTCGCGGTGAAGTTCGATTCTCTCGGAGTGCTCCGGCGCAGCAAATCAAGACGGACATTCAGGACGGGATTCGGCGCTTCATCTCTGTCGGCTACATGGTGAGCGAGTACACGCTGGAGAAGTCCTCGAAGGAAGAGGGCGACTCCTATCGCGCCACAAAATGGATGCCGATGGAGGCGAGTTCGGTGGGCGTCCCCGCCGATCCGACCGTGGGAAATGACCGTGCAAGTGGGGACGCGAAGTACCCGGTCTCTGTTCGTGGTGTCACACCGGCTAACGAGCCGAATCTTAAGGAGGTCAAAGTGGAACCTGCAACTGCAGCAGCGCAAGTCACAGAGTCCCGGACCGCCGCGGCTGAAATCATTCGGCTCGGCAAAGTCCACGGGATCGAATCCGACAAGGTCGCGGAGTTCGTCGCCAGCGGGAAATCCGTTGACGAGTTCTCTCGCTTCACTCTCGACGAAGTCTCGAAGCGCGGCGGGAAACCCGCATCGCAACAGGCTCAGGAAGAAGCCGACCGGCTCGCTCTCACCGAACGCGAACAGAAGGAATACAACCTCGCGCGCGGGATCATGACGGCTGTCCGCAACATGGAAGCGCCCGAAAAGCGCGACAACTCGTTCGAGATGGAAATCTCGGATCAAATCGGGAAGTCGTACAAGGGCGCGCGCCACGGCGGGATTCTCGTGCCGTGGAGCATCCGTCACGCGTGGACGCCGGAACTTCAGCAGAAGTTCGGACCGATCCTGAAAAAGCGCGCGGGTCTCGACTCCGGGACGACCGGCGCTGGCGTCGAACTGAAATTCACCGAGCCCGGTGAGTTCATCCAGTTCCTTTATAACCAGATGCGCGTGAAGGAACTCGGCGCTCGCACCATCGCGGGTCTCCGCGACAACGTCTCCTATCCGAAGCAAACCGGCAAGGCGTCCGGCTCGTGGGTCGGAGAAAATCCCGGCTCCGACGTCGCCGACTCCGCGCTGACGCTCGGCTCCATCGCAAGCTCGCCGAAGACCTACCAGTCCTCGACGAGCTATTCGCGTCAATTGCTCGCGCAAGCGGTCATCGACGTGGACAGCCTGGTCCGCGAAGACCTTTCGCGCGACATGGCGCTCGCGATTGATTCCGTCGCCGTAAATGGCGGCGGGTCGAACCAGCCGAACGGCATCGGCTCCACGTCCGGCGTGCAGTCCTACAACATGATTGCCGATTCCGGCAACGGTGGCGCTCCCTCGTGGGACGACATCGTGATCATGACCGAGAAGCTCGAGGACGCGAACACCGATCAACTCGGCGACGGCGCATGGCTCACGACGCCTCAGTGCAAGTCGAAACTGAAGCGCATCGGGAAACTCGCGAACACCATCGCGCTGCCGATCTGGGCGGATGACAACACGGTCGACGGCTATCGTGCGCGGTCCTCGAATCAGGTCACGCACACGAACACGAAGGGGACTTCGGGCGCTACGCTTTCGTGGCTGATCCGCGGCATCTTCGAAACGATGGTGATCGGAATGTGGGGCAGCGGGTTCGAGCTCGTTGTCGATCCGTATCGCCTGAAAAAGCAGGGCATGATCGAACTCACCACCTTCATGCTCACCGACGTGACGCTGAAGTATCCGACCGCGTTCGTCGTCGCGAAGAACGTCATCACGACCTAGTTTTACCCCCGGCGCTCCGGTTTCGGTCACCACCGCTCGGAGCGCCAACACCCCGGCGGAGCACGGGCGGGAATCGCTTCCCGTCCGTCGCTCTGTCAGAAAGCGCGAGGAGAAAATGGCAGGACCGAAGAGCACGCGCACAGTTCGGCTGACGCGTTCGATCATTTTGGCAGGCGAGCACACCGAGGAAGGAAGCGAGCACGAAGTCTCGCGCTCTCTCGGCCACCGTCTCGTCGGCGAAGGCTCCGCAGTGTTTACGGACGACGAGGAAACTTCGACGGCCGTCAATCGGATGGAGTCGCCGCAGAGTCGCGATCCCGAGTCGAAGCAGGTTGCGCCTGCTCCGGCAAAGGTGAAGAAGGGCGACAAGTAATTGCCGGTCCCGTCCACCGCCGCCTGCTTTCGCGATTCCGATATCCCCGGTCTGCTCGCAGACATGGGAATCGCGATCACCGTGGGCGGCGTGGCGGGGATCGGTTTGCTCGACGAGGCTGACTCGATCGAGGTCAACGATCAGAATCGCGGCGGCGTCACCGTCCTCGCGACGACGATCACGGTGCAGACTTCGGCGTTTCCGAACATGAAAATCGGCGACGCTGTGGTCGCAGGCTCAAGGAACTACACGATTCGCGAACGCTTGCGCGTCGGAGACGGCGGACTTACGAAACTTTTGCTCGGAGCGTGAGACATGGCAACCGATCAGACTCCACCAGGGGCGGCGCGCATCGTTAAGACGAAGCGCGTGCAGTACATCGTTCAGGCGTCGGACGTCACGGCTAACAAAGTGAATCTTGACGCCGTTTGGGACACTCCGTTCGTCGATTTGAATTACACGACGGACCAGAACGTCGAAGCGCTCGCTCCGGCTGTCGCTGAGAACTATTACGTCGGCGGGTTCTCGCGGGACGCCACGAAGGTCACTGTCCTTATCGGCATCGGCGGAACTGCGGCGGAGGGCGATGTCATCGTCCTTCACGCGCACGGTATTCGCGACTAGGGAGACGTAGTGAGCACTTCGATTCGGGAACAGATTGTGGTGGCTCTCGTGGCGGCTCTGAATGCTGGAGCCGGCGGGAGCGGGATCGCGAACCTCACGATCCACCGCGAACGCACGCGCACAATCGAAACCGATTCTCTCCCGGCGATCCTCGTTTACGCCGACGACGATGTCCCGAAGACGCTCGGGCAGCAGGTGTACGCGGCTCCGCTCACGGAGCGCCAGCTGACGCTCGCTGTCGAATGCAGGGCGCAGGGCACTTCTGGAGTCTCCCCGGACGAGACTCTTGATCCCGTCCTGGTCTACGCGGCAAAGACGGTGCTCGCGAACGAGAAATTTGGCGGTCTCGCGAACGGCGTCGAAGAGGGGAAGACGCAGTGGAACTCCCGCGAGGGAGACGTTCCGGTCGCTGCGGCTCGCCTCAGTTTCACGGTGAGGTACCGGACGAGCAGGCTCGATCCGACTTCGAAGTCATAGGAGAAAACGATGAGCATCAATTATCCAGTCGCGCACGTCCCGATGCTCGGTAAGGGATCGATTTTGCTCGACAGGTTCGATCCGACCACGGGACTTCCCACAGGGTTCCAGCATCTCGGCAACTGCACGAAGTTCGAACTGGACGTGAAGGACGACCTCGCCGAACTTTACCAGTCGCTCAACAAGAACGTGACACTGATCGCGACGGCGGTGAAAAAGCGCCAGCCGAAAATTTCGATCACCGGCACGGACTTCTCTTCCGATCACATTGCCATCGCGCAGATGTCGACCGGGAAAACGACGCTCGCGACGACCGCGACGACGGTCACCGCAGAGGCTTTGATCTCCGCAGCGCAGGCTGCAGTCGCGAAGGGGCGCTACTTCCAACTTGCGAACTACAACGTCGACGGCTCCGGCACTCGCCCGGTGCTGACGCAAAACTCGGCGACGCTCGTCGACGGGACCGATTGGGTTCTCGCGGACGCGGCGAAGGGGCTGATCTACATCCCGCTCACGTCCGGCATGGACGGAACGCACGCGGTGACGGTCACCTACCACACGCTCGTCGGCTCGAACGATCAGGTGGCAGGCTCGACGGTGCCGTTCGTTCAGGGACACCTGAAGTTCGTCCCCGATCCGGTCGACGGCCAGAAAATCGGTTGCGACATCTGGCGCGTGAACTTGAACCCCAACGGCCAGCTTGGACTCATCGCGGATGACTACGGGAACTGGACGCTCGAAGGGAACATTCTCGACGACACCGCGAATCACCCGTCTGCTCCGTTCTATCTGTACTCGTTCTTCAGCGCGGCGCAGTAGAGAGGCGCGCTGAAGTTCGGAGTCTGAACTGGCGCGAAAAACGGGGAAGACTCTGAGGGGCGTGGGAGCCGTGGCTCGAAGGGGACGGCTCCCCGTTCTCTGGCAGTTAGCGGGCGGCGATCCCGTCCCGGAGGAAACAATGCTCGAAGGAAAGTACAAGCTCGACGGCCGGGTTTTCGACGGCATCTCGCATTCACTCTCCGCGAACCAAGACGATTACATCGTCGCGCATCTCCGACTCGCTGGCGCGCTCGAGGTCCTTCAGGACATCGACGGCGTCAAGCGGTCCCCGGAGAAACGAGCGGAGGACCTTCTCACGAAAATCCTGCTCGCTGGAAAAACCCACTATGTGCTCGCCGGGTGTCTGACGGAAGAGGGCGCGAAGTGGAGCCGCGAGTCAGCGGACCGGAACGCGGAGCGATTCGCCGCGCTCACCGATCCGATCGAGAAGACCGTTATGCGCGAGTACGTGGTCGAGTTCGTCGCGGTTTTTTTTTCATTCGTGGCACGCTCATCGACGATTTCCCGGAAATCTTCGCGCCCGAACGGAAAGGACCGCCGTACAAAGAGCGCGGCTCGGTAGACCTCGGCGACTTCTCGCACCTGGTGCGCGAGGTCGCGGGTCACGAGTGGGACCGGGTCCAGCAGGTGTGGGACTGGCCGCTTCGGGAAATCATGCTCGCCTACGTGGAGTGCATGAAGGTCTCGGCGCTTCGCTCTTACGAAACGCAGCTGAAGGTTTGGAGTTCGCTCGCGCCATACCAGAAACGAAAAAGCGAACCGCCGGCGATTCCGAGGATTCTGAGGTGAGAAATGGCTGACGCGCCAGAGATCAAAGTAAAACTCACCGCCGAGGACACCGGCGTCGCCGCGGCGATCCGCTCGCTGTCCGACCGCCTGAAGGACCTCAAAAAATCGCAGGATCAGGTCACCACTTCCACCGAACTGATGACGAAGGCTTACGAGAAGCTCGCCGGGATCGGCGCTGCCATCGGCATCGAGGAGTTCGGTCGCGCCGCGTTCAACTCCGCGATTGAAATCGGGAAGATGGCGGACAAGACGGGAATTAGCACGCAGACTCTCTCCGTGTTCCACAAGGTCGCCGAGGACGTTGGCGCATCGACGGAGGCGGTCGACAAAGGTCTGCAGAAAGCCGCGAAGTCCATCACCGAGTTCGAGTCCGGCACCGGCAGGTCCACGAAGGCGTTCCAGATCCTCAACCTCAGCGTGAAAGATTTCGCCGGTCTGAACGCGGACCAGAAAATCCGCCTGGTCACCGAACGGCTCGGCTCTCTCGAGAAGGGTTTCGCGAAGTCCACCGCTCAACAGCTGATCTTCGGGAAAGGCTCCGGCGATCTCACGCTCGTGATGAACTCGCTCGCGGCGCAGGGATTCGACAAGGCGACCGAGGCCACGAGCAAGCTCGGGCTGCTCCTCGACCAAACTACGACCGACGACTTCCGCGCGGCGAAGGCCAGCATGCAGGAACTCGAGGACGTCGCGAAAGGAATGGCGACGCAGTTCGAGGCCGGTCTGCTCCCGGCGGTCTCGGATGTCGGAGAGGCGTTCGTCGACTCGCTCACGCAGGGCGGCGTCTCCTTCAAGGACCTAGGACGCTACGCCGGCGACGCCGTTCGCGGCATCGCTCTGATCTTCATCGGACTTGGGCAGACGCTCGGGACCGTCGCTGAATCGATCTACGACGCGTTCTCGCAGGTGTGGACGGAGATCAAGAACGAGGCGACGACTCAGTTCACTGCTCTAAATCTTGCGCTGCACGGAAAGTTCGCGCAGGCGAATGCGGAACTCGAGGCCGGGTCGAAGAGGTCTGTTAACAATCTCGTCGACACGTTCGCGCGACAGAAAGCCATCTACGGCGCGCTCGGCGATTCGTTCAAGCAAGACTACGCGAATCTTTTCCCGAGCGCCGAAGAGGAAGAGAAGCGCCGGAAAGAACGGATCGGGCGGCTCCGCGTCGAACCGGAAAAAGAAACGCAGGCGAACCTAACGAGTTCCGCGCCGACCGACGCCGCGGCGCGCGCGGCGTTGGCTCTGCTCAAGAAACAACTCGAGGACGAACTCGCGATCCACAGGGCGCAGGCGAAGCAGGTCGAACAACTAGAACTCGCAGAGTACGACCGCGGCGAACTATCGCTGAAAAATTATTACGACCGGCGCCGCGCGGAAGTGGAGAAGGATGCCGCCGAAGAGGTCGCAATCCTGCAGCGTGGGATCGAGGCGGCTAAGGCGGAAGCCGCGAAAGCCGCCGCCGCGAAATCTACGGCCGCGACTCCGAAGGAAGCGGATAAGCAGGAGGCGTCCCGGCTCTCCGCGCTGAAGCAGGTCGAAGAACTTCAGACGAAAGTGACGACCACGCAAATCGCCGCAACGACGAAGGTCACCGCGCTCAACGATGAGCAGTTCAAAAAACAAAACGAGAATCAGGAAAAGGTCCTCGCGTTCGAGAAGGAAATCGAGAAATCGAAGAACGACCAGCGCGCCGCCGCCGAGCAAGAAATCCAGATTGAGACGCAGAAGCTCGCGATCATCCTGAAGCAGCAGGGTCTCTCTCAGCAGCAGGTGGACGCCGAACTTGCACGTTTTCGCGCGGCGAAAGAGGCACAGGTCGACTTCACGGTCACGCAGCAGGAGGGCGCTGCCCAACTCAAAATTCTCGCCGACGAACGCGCCGCGATCGAGGAGCGCGTCAAGACCGGGCAGGAGTTCGAGATCACCGGGCAGGAGGAAATCCGCCAGCTGGAAGCCTCGCGGCTACCCGTCCTTCGTCAAATCGCGGACTCGCTCGTCGCGCAGGCGAAGGCGACCGGCGACCAGACCAAAATCGCGCAGGCGCAGGACTTCCAGAAGCAGGTTAACGACATCGCGGTGCAGGCGAATTACGCCGGCCAACAAATCGCCACGATCAAACAGGGACTCCAGACTTCGCTGCAGTCCGGGTTCACCAACTTTTTCACTTCCCTCGCGCAAGGGACGCGCGGGATCGGCGACGCCTTTCGCGGTCTCGCCGCGAGCGTGATCGGCTCGCTGCAGCAAATCGCCGCGCAGATGGTCGCGCAGCTGATCCTCACCAAACTCTTGAAGTCCGCGCTCGGTGGATTCGCTGGCGGAGGTCTCGTGGGCGGCGATCTTCCCGCGCCTGGTCACGCGGGGGGCGGTCTGATCCACGGACCGGGCGGTCCGACTTCCGATTCGATTCCAGCGCGTGTGTCCGCTGGCGAGTTCATCGTTCGCGCTGACTCAGTGAAAAAATTCGGAGTCGCGAATCTGGAGGCGATCAACCGCGGCATCCAGATTCCCTCGATCGAGCGCCTCGCGCTCCCGAAATATTCCGAGGGCGGTCTCGTGGGGAATGTCGGAGGCGGCGGCGGAGACTCTTCGATCAAGCTCGGCATCGGTCTCGACGAGGGGCTGATCCTGAAACATCTTTCGACGAAGGCCGCGGGGAACATCGTCCTGCAGCACCTGTCGAACAATCCGAAGGCGGCGCAGAAGGCGCTTTCGAGGAGCGATTAATGAGCGTGAAAATCGGGACGGCGACCGACTACGCCGATCTGCTGAATCAACTCGACTCGTTCCTAACGGGCACCGGCATGGCGCTGACTCCGTCCTTCACCGGGACCGGGAACGGCACCATCGACGCGCTCGGCGGCTCCGCAGGCGTCGCGGAAGTCATCACGGTGACGTTCACCAGTTCGACTGCGTTCGGCGTCGTTGGCTCCGTCTCCGGCTCGCTCGGCACCGGCGTCGTTGGCACGCCGTTCACATCCACGAAAGCGAACCTCACGATCACCGCCGGCGGGACCGCATTCGTCAACGGCGATGTTTTCACTTTCAGCGTCACGCCGCCGTGGACTTCGAAGCGCCGCGTCTCCGGCTCGGAAATGATCTGGCAGGCTCCGGGCAACGGCGGACTCGACCAGATCCTCGTGGGCGCGAAGGAGTTCCACAACGTCGGCGCCGACTACTACAACTGGCGGCTCGGCGGCTTTCAGGCTTACGACTCCGGTTCGCCGTTCAATCAGCAGCCGGGTTACGTCGGAGGAGCGAGTCAGGCGACGCCGTCGCCGGTGATTCCACTCTGGAACTCCACCATCCCGTTTTGGTTCATCGCGAACGGTCGCCGTGTGATCGTGGTCGCGAAAATCTCGACGGTCTACACGGCGATGTACCTCGGACTGATCTCGCCATATATTTCACCGGGCGCGTTTCCTTATCCGCTCGCCGTGGGCGGGACGATCTCGTTCGGCGCGAGCGCCGAGCCAGCGGAAGGCTCCGCAGACACGCGTTGGCGGTGGAGTTACACCGGGACTGAAGCGCAGGTGTTCGCGAAGCCACTACTCTCTCCGCTCACGACTCCGTCGAACAGCGCGCTCCGCCTTCGCCGTCCCGATGGATTCTGGACCGGCTTCAGCGGCTATTTCGCGGAGCAGACCTACGGGAAGTGCGCTCCCTACTGCCTGATCGACTCTTCCAGTTCGGACGTGCGCCCGAACCTCGACGGGAGCTACCCGATCTTTCCGATTGTCATGGCGGACGTGACGCCGAACGTCTACGGCGAACTCGACGGCGTGTTCGATGTCACCGGCTTTTCGAATTCGGCGGAGAACACGGTCACCATCGGCGGGATCAAGCACCTGGTGGTGCAGAACGTTTTTCGAAACACGAAGTCGGATTTTTTTGCGGTGCGCCTCAGCTAAGGAGAGCGAGCGATGCCCTACCAAACAGGAAGCGCGACCGATCCCGTCGACCTGCTGCAGAAGCTCGCGACGTGGCTCAACTCTTCAGGCTGGACGCAAGACCGAAACGCCGTCGAAGGCTCCGGCTGGACCTACTCGGGCCATCTCGGAGGGAACTACGTTCATCTGCGCGCGGCGTCGAACGAAACCGGACCGTGGCAGACTTCGTTCGGCAGCGCCGCTTACGGACTCCACATGTACATGGGGACGGCGTTCAACTCCGGCAACGTGTGGAACGCGCAGACGACCGGCGCTCCCATCGCCAGCGGCGGTTCGAATCCCATCGGCGTGGGAATCCCTCTCTCCGCCGGACCGTTCTCAAACTACTATTTTTTCGCGGACTCCACCGGCGACAACATCGTGGTGGTCGTGGAGAAGACTCCGGGTCTCTACGTTCACCTGTGTTGGGGAACGTCTCTGATCAAATCGGGATCGTTCACCGGCGGTCCGTATTTCACGGGGAGCGCTTCAGGCTACTACGCGTCCTACCCTTTCGCTGGAGCCAACGTCCCCGGCTTCACTTCGAGTTCCGACTGTCCCTTTGCAGCCGGCGATCAGATTGGAGGAGGAACCGGATTCGTCCGCGCGGATGTTGATTCTTGGACGGGGAAATGGGTTTCGATCTGGCAGACTCCTTCCAGCGGGAGTTTGGGGAACACGGGAAGGCGCGGCGATCCCATCACCCCGACGACCGGATTCTCGCCGAACCCATCGAGTTTCCCGCACTACAAAACCAGCGGCGGCAGCCAGTTCTGGGATTTTTTCAACCTGCAGACCAGCGCTCTTGATGGTCGCGCGAATCTGCTCCCGCTCTATCTATGGGCGCTGCGCGACGGCACCAGCAGCGGCTACTCGCTGCTCGGACGTCCGCCGTTTATTTTCTTCACGAACTCGATCGGCAACGGTTTCACTCCGGCGAGCGAATACACCATCGGCGGCACGACCTACAAACTCTTCCCGAACTTCGCCGTGGTGAAGCAATAGATGCCGACCGACTTCGCTGGCGTGCGGTGGGAACTCGGACTCGACGATTACGTTGAGCACGTCAACCCGATGGTGAGGTCCGCGACTTCGCCGTGGGTCCCTCTGCATTCAGTGAATCATTCGGGGTTCGATTTTTCTTTTGGCTCCGCGTTGACCGAGCCGGCGATCAGCGTGTCCCACACGAACCTTGCCGGCAACGAACGGCCGTTTTTTGGAAGCGAACTGTTCGAGAAAATCATCGTTATCCCGCGCGTGAAGGCACTCGGGTTCGTGCTCTCCGCGACGCAGTTTTCCATCGAGGTCTGGAACGCCTTCCGCAATTCGGAGCAAATTCTCGACGCGATCAACATCACCGGGACCGGCGGAATCGTCCTCACCGATCCGTTTGGCGAGCCGCTCATCTACGGCGCGGTCGATTCGTTCATCTATCAGGCGACGATCCCGTCCGCCGGCGCCGCGCAAATCGATCAGACCGTCTCGTTCGTTTTCCTCTCGGGGATTGTC